CAGAGTTGCTATTAAAATCGTCGGTATACATAAAATACTCATCAGTAATTTCACTGGTTTTTATTCCAGTTACTCTGTCAATGCGCGTGCTAACTTCTTTAATCTTTTTAATCTTTAGTGGATCAATTTGTTGAATCTCTTTAATACCTTCTTTTGGCTTGTTGGGATCTATAATCAAATAGAAATACAAACGGCCATCAATATACCAACGGCGAAACAGGTCATAACCCGTACTGTTAAATGACAGGAGCCGCAGCACACGTGCAAATTCTTCATGAATCTTTTTCTTTATGCTGTCCGCGAGATCAACCTGGTCAAGAATAAGAGAAACTGGCGCACCATCGCTATCACTTACAATTGCGCCATTTACAATTTCTCCAATTGCAGCGTCGCATTCCGGTTGAACTGCGCTTGCACGGTAACGCAAGATAAGATCTTTTTCATTGTTTAGACTGCCACCATCAATATCGAGAATTTGCCCATAATAACCAGCAGCACTACTTGCGGCACTAACATATGCTGCACCATCATTGTCAACTGGCAATGCAAAGCTTTGCGCAGCTGCAGTGCTATTGTCTGCTTCTTTGCCAAGCCGCTTGGTTATTTCAAATCCAAATATCTTCATATGTTTTATATATAAGAAAAGCAGGAGCACGATTTTTTCATGCTCCTGCTCAGGTAAACACTTCTAAGGTTTAGAAAATGTTGTTGACTGCATCAGACCAGTATTGATAGTTCATTTCAACCGTGAACTCTTCAATGGCGTCGGTTGTATCATAACTCAATTCAATTGCTTGAATATTAATTGGATATGCATCAATAAATGTATATTCTTTCAATACGTTTTCTGCCCGGTCAAGTTGTTGAACTTGCATTTGTGCCATATATCCCAATGATTGAGCACCAACGTATGCCGATACGTTTGCGCTATGTGCATTGATGAGATTCATCCAATTTTCAAATGCAGTGCGAATGGTCATATTGTTATCATTGATAACAGTAATGCTCCATGTTTCAAACGTGCGATCGCCCGCAATTTTCAATTCACGCCCGCGAAATTTTAACGGGATTGTTCCAATTACGCTTGATGGCAATGCTGCACCTTTAATCAGGAAGCTTGCCTTTTCTTGATCATTACTAGATGCTCCAGGCCATGCCAATGTCACTCGGAACAAGTTTGGCCGTGCGCCGCCTCCTGTTAGTTTTGATTTAAAATCTTCGATTCCAGCCATATTATTTTTTTATGTTAAATTGTTATAGGTTTATTTATATTAGGCGCCAACGATTGTTTTAAACTCAACGCCAGTACGCGTAGCAATGAAGTTAAGCGTAATGAAGTTGATGGAACGCGTTGGTTTGATATAAATGTCGGCAACAAATGAGTTGCTGTCAATCACTGCACCAGTGTTGTTTGTGCTGTCGCATACAACGCGATAGTCAGTAATGCCACGCCGGCCTTTAACATCGCGCAAGTATGGCTCAATCATATTCTTAAATGCTGCGCGCGTAAAGTCGTCGTTTTGTTCAAACAACTGGTATTTAGATGCGGTAGCAATTGACTTTTCAAGTGTAATGAATAGGCGACGAACGTTGATGCGATCAAATGCACTTGGTTTTACCAAACGGGTTTTATCACCATACAATATGATGCCTTGCCCAGGAAATGCACTAATCGGATTAACACCTTTGCTATACAAGGTATCACGGTCAGCCTGATTTGGATTGTATGCAAGTTTAACTACGTCTTGCAATTGTCCACGGTTAAACCCGGCTGGACTAAACCATGCATCAGCAACAGCATCAGTATTTGCGCATAAGCCAGCGACATGGCCGCAAGCGGGAATATAAAGATAGTTGTCATTATACTTGTTGTACACGTAAACTGGCGAAGAATCCATTACCATGTAACTGCTAACTGGGCAACCAGCATCGCCTACCTTTGTTGTAATTTCAGTGAGGCGTTCGCTATCAATGGTCTTTGTCGCGACGCTCATTGGAGCACTTATGAAACCAACACAATCTTTACGAGCATTCACAATGGCTGAAAGTTTAGCGTCGTTGACAAGCGCAACACTTGTTGTGCTGTGAACTTCACCAAACAACAAACTAATGTCAACGCTTTGTGAGTCAGCAAACATGTTGTATGCATCAATCATGCCAGTGGCAGTCATGGCAACGTTTGTGCCAGACGCTAAAGTAATTGTTACACCGCCCGTTCCAGCCTTTGTGCCTAAAGCAGTTGTAGCAACGCTCAATGCAGTCACATCGGTAACAGCAAATTCAGTTTCAACTACACCAGTGCTGCCAGTTGTAATACGGCAATCTTTTAATTTGTTGATATAAATGTAATTTGAAGTACGGTTAATTACTTCACGATAGTAATTGGTCGCGCCGTTTTCAGTTTTTGCATCAGTAAAGATTGAAAGACCTTCATATTTTTCAAGGATGGTACCAGCAGTACCGGTAAATGATCCGTCACTATCAATAACCGCAACGTGAATTTCATCATCCATATTAGCTGACGTTAAACTTGCATTTGCAGCTTTAACGGCAGCTGCAAAAGTACTTGTGCCTGGAGCATATGAAAACAGCGTAGCATCAGTACGAAGAGTAACACCAGTTCCTCCAGCCGCCAATGCAGACGCACGGCAAATGACGACTTTAAGTGCATTGCCTAATGATCCAGCATAGCGCGCAACAATTGCACTTTTAAGAGTATTTGTACCTATAATAGCATCAAACACATCTTTGTTTTTAATAAGCGTTGCGGCATATGGAGTATATGCACTGGCTCCGCTCAAATACGGTGAGGCAGCATTATAATCGGTTACTTCAACCGAACGTGAAACTTTAAGACTGTTGCCATATTTTAGAAAACTGGCTGCGGTAAAAAAACTTGCTGTTTGCAATGTGTTTGTATTATTTGGCGCGCCAAATAACCTAATAAGATCTTTTTCAGAGCTTACGTTAACCAGGACCCCAGCAGGTCCCCAGTTGAATGATCCTGCGTATCCGCCCAAGCTGGTAGCAAGTGCAGGTACGACGGTTGTCAGGTCGATTTCTTTAATTTCGACGCCAGCTGATGTTAATGCCATATTTTTTTATTTTCAGTTGTTGTGTTATAATAAGTTGTCATAATAAGAAGTATTTCAATAATCCTATTTATAAAATGAGTGATTTACAAGCCAGCCCATTCACGATTTTGTTCAAGCGCTTCTTCATAATAGTGCGCGCTTGGCGGAGCATCAGATGCATATGTATTTATGATGCCAAACAATGGAACGTCTTCATCCATTTCGCGTATCTTTTCGCTATACAACAATTGTTTGAGATCAACATTGCTAATGCCGCCAAATGCTTCTGTGCTAACAAACCATGCAAACATCACAAGATTCATAACCATGTCATCATGTGCACTACCGCGTGCAGCATAACTTTCTCCATGCGGCTCAAAGCTGCTTAGCTCTGCAATGGTGTCCATATCGCATATGTGCAACTTTCCATTTTCAATCAAATCTTTAAGATTGCTGCAGCCAATGCGTTTTACACGTTTGGTCATTATCACGCCAATACCATTGCTCTTAACGCTGCTTGAAACAAACATATTGTCATATTCATATTCATAGTATACAGCATTACACACCACCTGCCCAACATCATTGTTTTCTATCACAAGCATTGCATTGTTGTATTGCTTTGCGGCACGAACTATCAATTCTGGATATATCAATGGACTTATAAGATTATCACGATAAGTGCACACCGTCTTAAATGGCATGCTGCTAACATCAAAAACAGTAAATGTGCTATAGTCTTGGCCGCGGCCTTTGCTAACATCAACAGTCATAATATAGTCATGCGCTTCAACCGGGTCGTCATAATACTTTATACCATATTGCTGTTTGTTTGCTTCAACTCCTTGCAGGCCAAGCAGTGCATTTGCGCCAATTAGTGTGTTGCCACTGCCCAAGAAAGCGCAGTTAAACTCCTGGTCAAATTGCAGCTGTGATGAGTTGGCAATGGTTTGCCTTTTCCATTCTTCGTCTCGTCCTGGAACATCTCGCCAGTCAACCTGAAACGCTTTGTAATCGCTGGTGCCTTGAACAGCGCCTTCCCACAATTTATGAAACATATTGCCAATTCCATTGGGCGTGCTTGTGACAATTACTTTGGTATTTTTTCCGCTAACAATTACCGGATAGGTAGCTGTATAAAAGGCTGATGCATTTTCAACAAATGCAAATTCGTCCAACATAAGAAGTGCTACCGATTTGCCTCGAATACTACTACTACTTGTTGCTGCCGCTAAAATTTCTGAATTGTTGGAAAATACAATTGAGCCTTTGTTGAGCACCTTTGTCCCGGGCTGCAAAAAGAATGGCACATTTTCTAAAGCAAGCGTAATGCGCGCTAGCATATCTCTAGCTATTGCGCCTTTGTTTGCTAAAATTGCAATTGTCTTTTCGCTATGAAACAGCGCATACCACAGGAGATATATAATGGCACTTGCGCTTTTGCCAACTTGCCGAGGCGCAAGAACAATAGAGAAACGATTGTCATTAAAATGATTAAACATTTTCTCTTGGTAAGGATACAACTTAAAAGGCACCAATCCATGGTCTACATGAATGATTTTTACATATGTCTTGGTGAAATACACCGGGTCGG